CATCAGCAGCCACGATCGCAGGTCCTGCCTGGACGTAGTATCCTGCTTCGCCAATTGTACCCTCGTAACCTACATGGATGTCTGTAGTTGCTCCGGTGTAATCGTCTCCCGCCCAAGATGCATTTGCTTCTACGTTGACGTAAGGACCGGCTAGGGCAGCAGCAGGAGCGAAAGCAACAGCGGCAGCTGCTGCAGCGATAGTCGTTTTGAACATTTGTTTTACCTCGTTGTTTAACTTGCGGAGTGGTTACCCGCAGATGTAAGGGGAATCGACATCTCCCCGTTGTTTACCTTTTGTAATAAAATAACAAAAGGTAAAGTATTTATACTTACAATATTTTCGGATATTCGGTTATCCGAAAGCGGGTGATCGGGCTCGAACCGACGACATTCTGCTTGGAAGGCAGACGCTCTACCACTGAGCTACACCCGCAGGTGGTGGGGGAGAACCCCCAACACTTCCTTCACACGGACTGAAGTATCTTATAACAATCATTTTAGATTGTCAAGCCTCTGACAAGATTTGAACTTGCGACCTGAGCTTTACAAAAGCCCTGCTCTACCACTGAGCTACGGAGGCATACTCCCCAGGTAGGATTTGAACCTACGACCAATCGATTAACAGTCGATGGCTCTGCCGCTGAGCTACTGAGGATTGTTTTCTTCTCTCTTGAGTTTGAAGTATAGTTTGTAATACTTCTTTCTCAACTGATCGAAGATTGCATTGTCTTCTTCAAAACCAAGTCTCTTAGTGTGCGTATAGCAACCTTCCAATTCAGATATTAGAAGTAAGATGTCAACTGGTTTCATAGCAAGAAGACAAACGACTCGCGTAGGACTCGAACCTACGACCGACTGCTTAGAAGGCAGTTGCTCTATCCAACTGAGCTAGCGAGTCATTGGTACCCACATATTATAAGTTATGTGGGATACATTGTCAAGATTTGAATTGTCCCATGCCAGTTCCAGAATTCCAACCACCAGGACCTTCTTGGAAGTTTTCAGAACCACCTTGAGTTTCCGCTACCGTGGTCCAGTTCTTAGTTGCAATCTGATACATCTTTACATGGATATCATGGGATTCACATGTAGTTTCAGAACGCTTTTCTTCTTCTTGTTTCTTAAATTCTGTTTCTTGCTCCATATAATCTTGCTGCTTTTCCGTTGGTTCAGGAGCTCCACCAAACCAATCATCATCTTCTAGGTAAGCAGGAGCAGGAATACCGATATAAGGAGGATTGTCCATTTCACCGCAGTCCACAACTTTTTCATCGATTGCACATTCAATTTCTTCTGATCCTAATCTCCAAGATCCACCAACACCACCGTCCATGTTGACAATGATATCATCTCCTTTGGGTGAGAGTACTTTACTTAGGAGTGCCTTAAAATTATTAATCATGTGTAAATGTTAAATGAAACTGAAACTCTATCTCTCACACTATCACTGCCAGTAACATAGTGCCAGAGGTGTCCTGGAAGGACATATAATCGACCTGGTTCAGGTTCGATAGTGTATCCTAACATATCAGCACGGTTTTCGTAAAGGTCACAATACTGCGATCCATCATTCCGAAGAACACATAGGTTTCCAGATTTAGGCGGAACTTGAATGTAGTAGATTCCAATCAGGTCCGCACGACCGTGCGAATGCATCACATTATAGTTATAACACTTATTAATATTACACCAATATTCAATTTCACTTACTTTAAGTCCAAGTCCCTTCTTTTCAAGAAGATCATTACAAAATTCTTCAACAGTATCTCTAAGTTTTAAAAATTTTGTTCCAGAAAATTTAGGCGAATGATATCCACCCTCATTTGATATATTTTCTGTTACATGTAGACTTTTGATATCATATGCTTCTTCCAACTGTGCCATCATATCAATTTGAGGGATACAAGAGGACACAAAACTTGGAAATATGTTCTCATCTATTACGTTATCGTACATTATGATACAGTGTTCTTTACACTAAATAAAGCTACAACAATCATAGCACAGGAGTATGAAGAAAGCACTAGTGCTTTTTGGAATGTTAGCTTTGGCGGCACCAGCACATGCCGATATGACACATAGAATTAGTTCTAGTGTTCAACTTAATGTCCAATCTGCTGCTACACAAGCAACCAGATTAGGAAACTCTTTTAGCACCTCTGGCAGTGGTGTAAATACTGATATTGGTGGTGGTAATTCAGCGGATGGTAAGATTGGTGGATTTGGAACTCTGTCTAGCGGAGTTGCATCATCCCCTTCTTTGCCCACTGTAACCCAAGCAACTGCTGGTGAGGCATTCTCCTACTCAGTTTCGTTTACTCAAGGTGACGCTTTAGTCACAACTGCACCTTCTGTAGGTGCCGTAAGTCCCCTTTCTAACCAGACTTCTAATGCTGCTGGTACTGCCGGAGATCTGGCAGGTGTTATCAATGCTGACGGTTCTATGACTTTAACCGCAGGTGGAGCTGGTACTACAGCAACCGGACAATTCGTGACCGAATTGGACATCAGATAAGGAGATATATAATATGAGTAGGTTACAAGAAGCAATCGGTCTAGGATTGATTCTTGGAATCATTCACGGTTTGGTACAACCAGCGTATTCCGTTCCGGTGGTGCCAAACTTCACCCAAGGCTCAATGACTAGCCACACGGAGACAACCTCCAAAGTGACTGAAACGATTAATTCTATAGATTATTCAACAGGATGGGAATACTCGGTATCGGGTGTAGGAGTCTCCAACAACGGGTCTCAACTAAACCCCAACACAACAACCAACACAGTGACAGTGAATCCCCTAGGGGGAGTAGAGGGCAGCGTAACAAGCAGCAACTCTGCCGCAAACTTAGTCGGAACATTCACTCAAACAGAGCCTGGAGCAGCATTCCAGTTCTCTCAGCACTATCGTGGACCAGGCATCACGAATCAAACTGTAATCCAGAGGGTTACCGAGGTGCAAAGCGTAACAGATACCACAAGTATCTTTACCCAATAATTGGTCTACTAATCGCTTCACCCGTCAACGCTGAAAACGTTGGCGGTATTAGTGCGACTGCAAATCCAATCGCAAACAGTTCCGGAAGCGTCACAAACCAGGCGATCCAGGTATTACAAGGTCCATACATCACTAATACATACGGAAACGGCATTAGTTGTCAGGGTCCAACTCTCAATATTACTCCATTCATTACACACGGTCATAGCACGCAAGACCCTTTTGAGAGGAGATATATGGAACCTCAATATAATATGACTGATTTCATTGGTAGAACCATTCAGGTAGAGAAGAACGTAAAGAACTACCCTTGGGAACCTTGGTATGATGACAGAACTTATGTAAATGATGCTGGAGAAACTACTCGTTGGTTCCCCGATGGTAGTGATATGACTATCACAGTTGATGAGATTGTTGGAGATGGTATTCCAGATAATCCCGGAGAGGTAATCTGGGAGAAACCAGTTAGAACAGGACAGCAAGATAACTTATCAACTAACATAGGAATCTCCGCAACACTGTCATTTCCTCTTGATGGAGGATTACAAGAGCGTTGTAAAGCAGCAGCAGATACTAATACTGCTTTACAAGGACAATTACTTGCAAACAAAAGATTAGATTTTGAGATCGCGAGATTGAAGAATTGTGGTGAGTTGTTAAAAGCCGGAATTCGCTTTCATCCCAGAAGTCCTTATGCGGCAATCTGTGCTGATGTCGTGGTCAATAATGTAACTCAGGTTAAACCGCACCGCCACACTATTCCTCCTACTTCTTCAGGGGGCGAACAGACCTCAACTTCTTCACAGCCTCGTTCCTCTGACGCTGCTCAGCTTGGCGCTCCGATGAGGATAATGTCGGGATCTTCTTTCCCCGTAAGGTCGCAATCTTCTTCAACACCTTCTTCGTCACAGGTTTCACCACTTTTAACAAAAGATCAGCAAGAGGTTTTGCGAGCAGTGCAGAAGTCGTCGCAGTTACAGCAACAGCAACAGTAGCAGTGGTCATTCCTGCTGAAGGAATATTTTCAATAATTTGAGTCGGAATATCTAATTTCTCTTTGATAGCAATACACTGAGTACCAATCAGTCGATATTCAACTACTCTTTCATCACCAATAACTTTACCAACAGGTTCTGTTAGTCTCTGAAGTTCATTAGGACAATCACCAGTTGCTGCTGCATCCTTTGGAACAGAAGGCGTTGCTGGTGGTTTTGGTTGCTTTGGAGGTTCTGTTCCTTTGACTGGTGGTGCCTCAGGTGGTGCCATTTCTAGGTCCAACCTAGAGGCATCATAATCCATTGGATTAAAAGAGGGAGTACCAGCATCGCAGTACACCCTAGTTCCATCACGGTCTTCATTCTTAAGATTAGTATTCTTATCACTCTCTAGGTGTGCCTCAACACATCCAGGCATATTAACAATAGGAGTTCCAACCACACTCGTTACAGGTGGATAGATTGGAAGCGCCATTGGCGGATTCCTTATCAACCAATCATTTACTGGTTGAATGTTGATTTGATTTATATCGATATTACGAACACCAATATCTAAATTACCAATTTCAGGAATTTCCATCGCTACTAAACTCACTAGGAATCATTTGATAGGACAGTTTGTCCCTCAATCGATTTATACGATCAATATCATATTGTTGAAAGTTTCCTTGCTTTTCAACTTTTTTATAATAGTGAAGAGCATTCTGGATGATCGTAAAATCTTCCATACTCAGGTCAAAGTTCATGGAAGACGCATTCCAGGAACTGCTCCGCCCTTACCTTCACCCATAGGAATAGCACCACCAGTTGCTCCAGGAAGTTCAGGCATCGCTGCATCCATCATTCCAGGAAGTGCTCCAGCAATTGCATCTGTTGCTGCTGCAGCAATTTTTGCTTTGGCGTTTTCGATCATTGCGTCCTTGTTAAGATAAACATAAGCACCGCCACCGACAACGGCAGCAGATACAACAAAAGACGACAACGCGAGTACATTGATAATTTTTTGCATTAGATTAACGTACCTTTGGCACGGCGAATTTCTCTTAGTTCTTCAAAGTTTTTCTGTTTTGTTCCACCATCATATGCCCAAGCATAACCTTCCTCAATCATTAGTTCGTTCAAGGAAAGTTCACTGTCTCCAATATAAAGCCACCCGAGGAGGCGACCATACTTGCCCATACCACCAATAAGCTCAGTGCGGATAACAAGATCATCATCCCCACTAATGGCACCATCCAGTTTCTCTTTGATCCAATTCGTTGCCTCAATTCCTAGCTCCTTTTCTTCAAGGTCCCTAGTCCTTTTTTCTGGCGTATCAACGCCTGCAACTCTAACTCTTTCTTTCTTGTATAAGTCAAACCCAAGATCAATGGTGACATCAATAGTATCGCCGTCAACAACACGGTTAACTTCTATCACTCGGAAGTTGTAACACGACTTCCTGCTGGGTGGTACCATTGCTCCCATAATCCATCTCCTTGGCGTTTAAGGCATCCATTAGTCCAACTATAGTTATAAGAGCAGTAATTACTGCACTAGCAGACCAAACAGTTTTTTCAAGTTTACGAACTCTCTGACGAAGTTCATCTACCCCACCTTCTTCGAGTTCCTCAACCCTGTGTTTCAGAAGTGCTATCTCCTGATCCTGTTCCGCGTCCTTCAGTTGAATTTGATTCGGCATCTTCTAACTCCTGGAATGCCAGTGTCATAATTGTATATATGTAATAAGCAACGCCAATAAGGAGTATTATGAGGGATATAACAATACTCCAAGTTACATCATTATAATCAGCAAGTGGTCTCAATACTAGATTCATTAGCAATCATTAAATGTAGAACCAACTTCAGATCCAATAGTTTCTCCTGCCTTCTGACCCAGCAGCAATGCCCAACCAGATGCTAACCATCCAATATAAGGAATACTAGCAACAGCAGGTACAACTATACCAGCACTAATTGCGGTCCCTGCCATCGCACCTTGACTTTGTGCGCCAGCGTCCGCCCGAATACACTCTTCGCTTTTTGCAAGGTTCTTTCCCTCGGCGTCTGAGACGCTACCTCCAATATTTCTCTGACCATCCATTGTATATTGATCACTACGATACTCACGACGTATTTCAGTGGTAGGACCAAACAATCCACGCTTGTCTTTATCATGACTCAAAGACCTATTCGATTCTAATATCGCAGGATCATTTGCTTTGTATTCAATCTGATAACCATCCTTTCCAGACTTAACCGTAAACGAGGAATAATCACCGTCTGGAAATTTGATTTCAGGATATTGTGGTTTCGTAAGAATATGCCCAAGAATTCCAATATGAGCAAATCCAAATAATGCTCCCACTGTCAATGTCGCCCACTTGATGTTCATAACATTACATTGTGTATTTGTCGTCTGATTTTGGTGGTCCTTGAGGTGCTGGTGGGTTTCCGCCGATTTGGAGTGGTGCTTGCTCAATCCTAATCGTTTGAGCAGGCGCAGTTTGAGCCGCTGCATTGATCAGTTTCTCCAGATCAGATTTGCTCACACCGCCAGAAGGGGCACTACCACCGTTACCATTTTTACTCTTCGCAGTCTGAACCCCGAACGTAGCTAAAACTCCGGTAAAAACGCTGGCTATGAACGTGGGGTCGATCTTTCCTTGTGGAAAACCAGGGATCGTTACGTAATTAAGAGTAAGAATACCACCAGACCAAACCAGAATACCTAAACGAACAAAGGTTGAAAGAATCGCAAGATGCTCCTCAGAGTCACCTGCCTTTTCCTTCAGTTTTTCAAGAGCATTCTTCTTTTTCGGTTCTTCCTTTTTAACTTCGTCCTTCTTGACTTCTTCTGGCATTGTCTGCGTACAAGGCAGCTTTATTTAGGGGTCAAGAATTTCTACAGAGATATTTGTGTGGTTTATCTGATTGTATTTTTTACAGAGAACATCACTCCCCTGATGTTCCCATTTGTGATACGCATCTTTGAGAGACTGAATGTAATCAGTTCCACCGCAACCTACCATTTCATCGGCAACGATTTTCTTGATTAACACATCTCGTGTTAGAGGTGTCATATGTAAATACTTGTTGTCCAACAACAAACCCTTACATTACAAGACTGAAGAGATTAAATCAAAGGGTTTGCCTTGGGTGGTTTTTGTTCGCTATCTGCAGCGAATGATATTATTTAGCAATGAATTCATTTTCAATTAACCATTCACGGGTCATTGGTGTAGGTTCATAGTCAGTCCACATAGTTCCAGCGGCACAAGACTCAAGTGCTGCTGCAGTCATACCTTCAGTATGTCCTGCCCAATATGCTTCTTTCTCCCAAGGAATTGCCTGCGGTTGAGACTTATAAGTATCCTTTGCGATTGCCTGATACATCCTTGGAACATCTTCTTGATTATGAATAATAGCAATGAAGTTGTTCTTGATACTACCTGCCATACAGTCTTGAGCAGCGTGCCATCCCTCATGACGCATTACTGCCATCATAGTGCCAGGGCGATGCATATGAGCAACATTCAAAAAGAAGTTGTTACTTACAGTATGGTAGACGCCACGATGTCCAATTGGAAAGTATCGCATGTCTGCTAGAAAAACCCTAGCTCCGACCTTATTAAGTGATCGGACGAGAGAGTCAAACTCATCAGCAACAATACCGTAATCAATATCAGCCAGCTCCTCGTGTTTATTGAGATCAGAAACTGTTTTAAGTTCTTGAACATGATCGGTACATTCCCTGAGTAACATGCAACCCTGAGCATGAGCGGTGAAGTACTCATTTTCTTTGATTGGATCAGCAAGAGCAGGGGTCGTCAAAGAAACTGCTGCCAGCATGGCGAAGATAGTTTTAATCATACTTTGAAAAATTTGTTATAAAGAGCGGATGCTTCTAGATGCTTACCATGATTGGTAAGGTATTTAATTCTATCAAGAATTTTTCTTTTGAAAACCTTAGATGTTTCCTCCATCTTCGTCTCCTATGTATTCTAGTGAAATTACATCTGTAAATTTAGTTTCTGGATCCATCCATTCTTTAAATTCACAATGAACTGCATAGGCATCATCTATGTCACTCTCACAAAGAGTATGAATCCTATCAACTACAAAATCATGTATCTTGTATAGGTTCTCTTGTAAAGTTACCATAGTCTTTACGCATATAGCGACCTAGAATGTTACTATTATAATACGCGGGACTCCCGTCGTCAAGTGCTTCTGACAGTACATTGTTGAGAAACAATTGTTTTGTTTCTTCAAAGTTACAATTACCTTTTGTATCGTGCAGACTCAGTATTTCTCTACTGAAGATCTCTTTGCCATATTTTTTTATATCCTCCTTTAACTCTGGACAAGAACCATAATACTTCTGCCAATCTGATTCTTGCTTTACTTTCCGCTTTTTTCCTGGTGGTTTTCTAAAGGACCAAAAGTATTTTCTACCGATGTACTGTTTACCTGATTGTAAATTAGTAATCCTGTAGACAAAACCGTACAAATCGTTAATATCCTCAGATAGAAAAGTTCTACCTTTAAAAACCCAGGGGTTTTCATAACTCATACTAATGTATTATATGAGCTATTATTTATCTTTAACCGGGACAAACCTAGTCTATTCATCATTAGGGTATATGTCAAGCCCTTGATAAATACTCAATAAAGAGTTATACTGATGTCTGTTTACGTCAGAAATTTAACAATAAGTGCTCATTCTGATTTCTCAGAAAATTTTGAGTTGAGTCAACTTGGTGGTACTCCAACAAATCTAACTGGATTTACTGTGCAGTCTCAAATGAGAAAGCATCCAGATAGTTCTACTGCTCATACTTTTACCGTTGGTATTACCAGTGCTGCTGACGGCAAGATAACGATGTCAATGACAGATGCCACAACCGCAGGTATAAAACCTGGAAGATATGTATATGATGTATTAGCAACAAGACCAAATGGTGATAAATTAATTGTTCTTGAAGGAACTGTGAATGTAAGAGCAGGATTTTCTATTAACTGTCCCTAAACATGGCACAACCAACTTTTATCGTAAACTTGTTGATGCATACAGGTTGCGACTTTACCCAAACATTTGTATTTGAAGATAATCAGTCAAACTCCCCACTGAACCTGACTGGATATACAGCATGTTGTAAGATGAGACGATATGAGACTTCTACAGAAGCAGGAACTTTTACGATCGACTTTGGTAGTGATCGAAGAGGTGGCAGATTAGAAATTCAAATGACTAGGGCAAATACTGCCTTATTGAAAGCAGGAAAATATTTTTACGACGTTATACTAAATGATCCCAACAACGAAAAAACGAGAGTCGTTGAAGGGACCATTCAAGTTAAGAGAGCGGTTACACGCTAGATCTTATTTTTTAACAACAGATCCATCAGGATTCAATTTTTGTGTATGTTTGTTATATCTGTAAGGAATTTGTTGTACTGGATTGCCATAGTGTGATTGTTTCCACCAACCCTGTGCAGTAGGAGTGTTTGGATTTTTTCCATCATCCTTAGGTTTTCTAGTGGGATCAATTTCAAAAGGACTTTGATTTGCTGCGTCTTTAGCAGCCTTTTCTGCATCAAGAATATTCTTTACAGCAATTCCAGTTCCAAGACCCAGTGCTCCAAGAGCACCAATTTTACCTGCCCTTCCAAGTTTTCTTGGTGGTTTTTGAATACCTCTACCAGTTACTTGAACTTTTGGTTTGAACCATTTTTTCAAGATACCAGTATTAAATATTCCACCTCTAGTTTGGCTGCGAGTAACATTTACTGTTGAACCGCCACCTCTACTGAAAACACCCTTTAACTTACCTGCTTGTCTTAACGCCCAAGAACCAAGAGATTTAAGTGCTCCAACTCTCTCACAAACAACATATAAGTCATCATCAAAAGAAACGCTTTCAGTAAGAGTCAATGAAGAAAGTACTTTTTCAACAAGATCTTCATCTTCAATGGTCCAAAAATCAACAGTCTCATCAATACTATAACCACTCTTCAACATAGCATCAGAGGTTTCAAGGATATATTCTTCCAGTGGACTGAAAGAAGCGTTCAATGGAATAGAAAGATTCTTTGTCGTTGGTTTTGGTTTCTTTACTTTTTTCAGTTCTGCTGCAGTCTTCAATCCAAATTTCTTTATAGTTTTATCATCAACATAACGTTGTCCAGTTGTTGGATTAACTTTAGGAGCAAGCGTAGGTGTAGCAGGTTTATTCTTAATATTATTAGCAGTGTTCTGAACCTGCTGTTGATTAACTTTAGGTCTGTACTCCTTAGGTTTCATGGTCTGATTCAGAACCTTAGTAGCAAGTCCTCTACCAGCCATATAACCACCAATACCACCGACAATACCACCAATACCAGCACCAATAGCAGCACCCTTAGGACCCAAGAATGCACCAATTTTTGCTCCAGTCAAAGCACCTGCCTTAGCACCTGCCCATCCACCAGCAGACCCTGAACCGACCTGTGCGGCGGTTCTCTTGACGGATTGACCCTTAGTGTATCCAGCGTCTCTGGCGTCCTTATAGGTGAGTCCAACGTCCGCAATAGCAGCAGCAGGACCAAGAACACGACCAGCGCCACGGGCAGTTCTACCTAAAGCACTCTTGACCTTAGCTGCTGTTCCGGTTGCTGGTTTGTAAGTATAAGATCCTTTACGACCAGTTTGGAATGCATTATCTCTTCTTAAATCGCCAAAGGTTGCAGTTTGTCCCTGACTTGATGGTTTTGGAGTTTGAGGTTTTGGAGTTTCAGGTTTCGATATATCTAAAGAAGGACCTTTATCTGGAAACTTAATTTCTGGTGTTTTTACACCACCTAAGTCAATAACTGGACGTTTTATACCTCCTGTTTTTGTAATGTTATTTCTAATCTTGTCTATAATATTAGGAGCTATTGTATCCGCAAGTTTTCCACCAGTACTACTGGTTACTTTTGGACCCGTTGGTGTCTTAGGTGTTGGAGGTGATGCAATCTTGGTTACAGTCTTGGGAGGTGCCATGACTGCAGTACCGCCACGAGATCCACCAGTACTCGCTCCACCACCCTTAGATGCTGTTGGTTTGGATGGTGTTGATGGTTTGGATGGTGTTGATGGTTTGGATGGTTGAAAGTTAGGTTGTTGCTGCTGTTGTGGTTGAAACTGAAATACAGACGCCATACCTGCTTGAGTTCTCTTAGCAGATGGAACAATATCCTTATAGCGACGAGTCATAGCCTTGTAGGACTTTTTGACTTCCCTTCTTGCTAACTTATCACCAGAAGCTGCTCTGCTTACAATATTATCAACATTTCGTGTTGCTGCGAGTGGATCTTTAACACCGCGCTTAGCAGCATCATATCCAACATCACCAAATCCTTTAGTTGCTCTTCTAGTGGTATAGGTTTGAATACCTTGAGCAGTTGGTGTTCCAGTTTTACCAATATAACCCTTTGTTTGTCCCAAACGGAACTGCTTCAATTGTGTTGAAGTAGGTTTAGACTCTCTAGTGCTTTTCAAAGAGAGAAGACGTTGCTTAATTGTCTTAGAGACTTCTGACTGTTTTACAGGTGCTGGTTTAGCAGGTACTGATTTTGCTGTAGATGCTGGTTTAGCACTAGAGACTCCTCCAGGTGCTCTCATACCCCTGCGACTTAGAGGAGCATCTTTAACCTTTGCCTTCGCAGCAGTATAAGCACCACTTCTATCTCCAGGAAAAGATAAATTTCCAGATTTCAAAGATCCAGTGGGTTTTGCCGCCTGACCCGTAGCAGCACCAGGAATTCTGGTTGCTCTTCTGCCTTTGGGACGTAGTAATCTATTTAAGAGATTACGACCACGATTTCTAGGAGATGTAGAAGGTTTATCTGCACCATCTTTTACAGCCTGATTCAGTGCTGCTGCTCTTTTCGACTCACCTTTCCCAACTGAAGGTTCTGAAGTTTTACTTCTAAACTTCTCTACTTCTGCTCTCTTTTCTGGAGTTACTTTAGCAGTATCAGCTTTTGGTTGATCTGATAATGGCGTATCTCTACCTGTTCTAACTCTACCAGATTGTCTTGCCGCTGCTGCATCAGACGCATCAACTTCAGCACCACCAACTCTTGCACTAGGCTTTGTTCTTGTTTTTTGACCAGTTTCAGAAGTTCTTGTTTCACCACTAGATATTCTTTTAGCTGCTTCTTTGCTGGATTCCAATTCACCTTGAAGACTTTTAGCCTGTTCAGGGCTAGCAGTCGTCATTCGTTGGAGTCTTTTAATATCCTTTTTGGATATATTCTCATTAAAAAGATCTTTATATGACTTCATTCTGTTGGAAGCACTATCCTATAAGGATATTTATAAAAAAAGAGAGGACCTTAGTCCTCTCTATCATATGCTCCATATGCATCGTAGTCACCGAATAAGAAATCATCAGCGGCAGCTGCCTCTCGGTATGCTGCTAAAGAATCTTCTCTCTCAACTTCCCTCTGGGCAGGAGTAGGAGTGAGTGGATCAATATCGTCCATCTCACTCCATATTTGTCTAAAGTTGGAATCCTGAGAATGTGTCTTTTTTGACATCTTGTTTGATACCTCCGACAATGTACGATTCAACCTCAGTTTCCTGAGGAGCAACTTGGAGACCCTTAGAAGAAATCCAATGTTCCGTCCAAGGCAGGGGATTGTTCTTTGCTGGAATGTCATAGATTGGTTTCAATCCAATCGCCTTCATACGACGATTAGCAACCCATTCAACATACTGCTGTAACAGTTTGTCGTTGAGTCCAATCATCGATCCATCTTTGAAAAGATATTCCGCCCAGAGTTTCTCTTGATTAACACAGTTTTCAAATGTGCTAATCAACCATCCCTCTTCTTCCTTGGCAATTGCTGCCATCTCTGGGTCATCTCCCTGTTTCCATTTATTTAGAATGTTCTGAGTAATAGCAAGATGCTGATTCTCATCACGAGCAATCAGAGAGATGATCTTTGCGCTTCCCTCCATAAGTTTGAGTTCGCCAAACGCAAAACTGCAAGCGAAACTGACGTAAAAGCGAATACCTTCAAGAATATTAACGTTTGCAACTGCTCTGAAGAGTTTGCGCTTGAGTTCATACCTTGATTCTAGGGCGTAAGGGACTTCTTCTAATGCATGTTTCCAATCATTGGTATTATCCCATTGATGGGCAGCGTTGATAAAATCATTGTATGCTTGAGTAACACTCGTAGCACGTTCTACAATACGATCATCCGTCAAGATGTGATCAAACACATCTGAAGGGTCTGCATAAACATTCTTGATGATATGAGTGTAGGAGCGACTGTGGATCATTTCCATGAATCCCCAGACTTCCATACACGCTTCTAATTCAGGTAGTGAGCAGTATGGGATAAAAGCCATCCCAGGACCGCGCCCTTGTACAGAATCCAGCATGATCTGGTATTTAAGATTGCTGGTAAAAATGTGCTTTTGCTCAGGGCGTAATGTCTGATAGTCACTGCGATCCTTTTGTAGGGAGACCTCTTCAGGTCTCCAGAAATAACCAAGTTGTTGAGTTGTTAGTTTGTCGAAGACTGGATACTTGTAAGAATCATACCTCTGAATGCCTAGTGGTTTACCGAAGAACATCGGTTGTTTTTTTGTGTCAACTGCTTCTGCATTGAACACCGTCATGGAATCTACCATGGGTTTTTTACTCTCGCTGTTTGTCTTAAATCTTACAAGACTCACACTCTTCCTCCTCTGCGTTTTCTAGTTGTGCGACTAAACTTTCAAGACTCTCTTTGGTATCTTCTACCTCATCGGTCTTGAAATCGTATGTGTTCTGATAATATGATGTCTTCCAACCGTATTTGTATGTAGTTAGAAGATCTTGTGCCATCACTGAGACTGGTACTTCATTGTCTGGATACTGGGTTGGATTGTAACTCCAGTTTCCGCTGATTGCTTGGTCAAAAAACTTCTGCATAACAGCAACAATATTGATGTAACCACGATTAGACTCCATATCCCAGAGGAGCGTGTAATTGTTCTTAAGGGTAGCATATTGAGGAACAATCTGTTTGAGTGGTCCCTTTTTGCTTTTCTTAATGGACAAATACCCTCTAGGTGGTTCGATTCCATTTGTTGCGTTTGACACAACGGAACTGCTCTCTGATGGCATCTGAGCAGACAATGTTGAGTTCCTAACTCCGTGTTCTTTGACCCGAAGTCTAAGATTCTCCCAATCATACTGAAGCTCATTCGGAACTATTTCATCCACATCATGTTTATATGTATCGATCGGAAGAATTCCGTTTCCATACTTAGTTCGATTACTGTATTCACAGGCACCCTTTTCTTCAGCAAGATCTACTGTAGCAGAAATCAGGTAATATTGGAAGGCTTCTGTCAGTTTGTGAACTGCATCCCATGCTCCTTCATCGCTGTAGTTGAACCCCTGCTTCGCCAGGAAGTGCGCTAATCCGATGTAACCAATTCCAAGTGAGCGGCGTGCCTTTGTGGCGATTTCTGCTGCTCTGATGGGGTAGTTTTGAAAATCAATAAGTTCATCAAGACTCCTAACAGCAAGATCGCAGAGAACTTGAAGATCCTCAAGATCCCTAATTTTTCCAACGTTAATAGCACTAAGAATGCAGAGAGCAATTTCCCCATCAGGATCATCAATGTGTTGAAGTGGTTTTGTTGGAAGAGTAATCTCTTGACACAGGTTGCTCATCTCAACTTTATCTGTAAAGGATGAGTGAGAATTACAATGGTCAATATTCATGATGTAGAGACGACCAGTCTCTGCTCTTTCTTTCAAGAGATCGAGGAAGAGTTCTTGAGCACCGATAGTTTGGCGCGGAACAGATCCATCAGATTCATAACTTGTATAGAGATCATCAAACGATTCAGTGCCAAAAGCATCATACAGACCTGGAACATCGTGAGGACTGAAGAGGCTGATTTCTTCATTCTTGATAAAACGTTCGTAGAAGAGTTTAGAGATCTGGATGCTGTAGTCCAGCTTTCGGACACGGTTATCTTCCGTCCCTTTATTGTTCTTGAGTACAATGATATCCTCTATTTCTTGGTGCCAAATGGGAAAATGGACTGTCGCGCTTCCACCTCTGATGCCGTTTTGAGTGCAGCATCGGACAGTTGCCTCAAACTTTTTGAGAAATGGGA